GATTAGAAGTATGTGAAGTTGGGTACAGTGGACGCTTGATCCCAGCGTTATCAACCCAGCTTACTTGAGTGTAGTTAACATAATCGTGAGGCAACATCATTGTTAAACTAGCAGGAAGATCTATTTGTTGAGCTTTTACAGATTTAAAAGTATCAAAAGATAATTCAGCTAAAGCTCTTTGAGCCCAAAACGCAACATCAGTTCTACTTGCTTTACCAATTATTTTTTCATTTCCAACATATATAGCCATAAATTGATCTATTATGTCAAATAAACTTACAAATTGATAGTTTCCAAGCTTGTCAGGGCTATTATAATAAACGTTGTGAGACTGTAGTTTTAAGTTTGCCATTTACTTATGCTTTTTCTTGTTTTATGTTACTCACTTCTTTGCCAGATGTTGCTTGTGTTAGGTTGTAATCTTTAATAGATATTCCAGCTAACTGAAGTATTTTAATAACTAAATTTTCTTCTTCTGAAGCGTGTAGTTCAAAATCTACGCCATCACCATTCCATAACGCCTTATCGTTAACCACCACGTATGTCCAATTTGGCCGTTCAGGTTTTCTAATATAAGAAACTCTAGCTTCAACTCCATTTGGCTTAAAAAGTATTGTGTTGTTCATTAGGTAGAATATAGGATGCCGTGGAGTAGGTCTTGTTAAAGGAGATCTGTAATAATTTTGATCTTCTCTACTAGTATGCTCAGCAATTTGACCATCTATACTTACTTTACTTATTCTATAAAAATCAATTGGTAATTCTTGAGATTCTCCTGCCGGCAAAGTTGTAGTGGTTATAAAAATACTAATTTTATCTTGAATACTTGACACCACATCCGCGTAATCAGATTGATTACCTGGAACTCTTTTAAATTGATTGAGATCGTAAAAATATTGCTCAAAAATATCTATCTGAGCAAGATTGGCAAATAAGTTAAACTCTTGTGGAGTGATATAACCTCTTTGTTCTTTGTTAGCTAGCGCTAATACTGTTTGATATACTCTATCTACACTTACTGCCATTGTATTTTATTTTTTTTATAGTTTAGCAACCACCCCGAAGAGTGGCTGCTCTACTATAGGGTTGTTACGAATTTAATCGTTTTTCAATATTGGAGTACACCTCCATACCTTCGTCAGTTTTAAACCAAGCGGCTAAAGCTGAGTAAGGGTGTTCGTCAAAAGGAACGTTCATTAGTTTTCTATCGTTAGATCCCCAACTAAAAGTTCTTTGATCTGATGATAATTTTAATACTCCTAACTCAGTAGCTTTGATACCAAAGTTTCTAAGCTGAACATTTTCATCATTTACTAAATCTAAGAACAACTCTGGGTTTCTTTTAGCATATAGTAACAAATCTCTTCTAAGCTCTTTAGAACTCATGTCTGATACTTTAGAACCAACTTCTACTCTCATGATAGCTTCAGCCATATCAATGTCGATAGATTGTGCTGCATTTAAAGCTTCTATTTCCATTTCTAACCAAGCAATCTCACCTATTGCGTTTACAACTGGTTTTTCTTCATAGAACATTACATCCCTGTCAGGGTGATATAATGAAAGAAGTTTTTGTAAAACTGTCTTTTCTTTAGGTATGATTAACATACCATTTCTAAAAACAACGTGTTCTAGCCTTTGGTCTCCTTTCATTTCGTCTACAAACACTGTTCTTTGATTTTGACAATACTTAAGTTCTCTTTCGTAACCTTTTTCTTCGTCAAACCAATGTATGTTTGCAGATTTGATAGATCTTGATAGAGGTTTTTTATTACCTTTAAGCTTGTAAATTCTATCTTTTATCTCCCAACCATCTTCTAGAGTTTTATACTCTTTTTCTTTTCTTTTTGGTTTTTCAATAACAATCTCTGTCGTTTCATTGATTGTTTCTGCTTGAGGTTCCACCTCTTTTATCGGTGCAGTTTTTGCTGCGGTTTGCTTTTTAGCCATAATATATAATATAATAAAAAATTAATAAAATAAAAAAAGGGGCTGGGGACAAGCCCCAACCTCTTTAATATAAATAATGCTTACTTCATTAACATGAAGTTGTTAGCACCTTGTGTAACTAAACATCTTTCAGATAAATAGTGAATTTGCATTGCATCCAAAGCAGAAGTTGTAGCTCCTACAGATCCTGTAACCCAAGTTTTCATTTTTCTGTTGTCAGTTTGTGAAGCACGGTAACGAACATGTAAGAAAGGACGTTTAAGGTTCTTTCCTAAAGCTTGGTCGTATACAGATGATACACCAGCTGGGATAACAACACCGCGAATAGCAGCAGATCCAGCAATACGGTTAATCTCACCACGAGTAGCTTTGTCGTTTAAGTATCTCATATCAGATTTGTAGAAGTCATAAGAACCTCGACGGAATCCAGAGAAACCTAAGTTCAATGCCATATCTTCAGAGTTGTCAAATACACCGTAAGATGTACCACCAGCTCCGTAAGAATTCATAGAAGCTAACATGTCATCGATAGCCAAGCTTGTAGCACGGTTAACAAACATCATGTTTTCTTCAATAGCACCTTGCTTATCGAACTCTGCTAAGATAGCGTCGAACTCAGCTAAATCAGTAGCAGCGTTAACACCAGTAACACCAGAAGTAACATTACCTCTAGACTCAATAGCAGCGAATAAACCTTCAGTACCATTACCACCAGCACCACTATCAGTACCGTCACGAACAATACTTCCGTTAAAACCGATAATAGAGTTAGCAACTGTCTTTTCAGCTTCCAGCATTTGCATTTCTAAGTAGTCAGTAAAACGAGCGCGAGTATCACCTTCAGCTTTCAAGTACCATAAGTAACCATTCTGTCCTTCTTCACCAGAAACTTCAACCCAACCAATTTGAGACGCATCAGATCCAGAGATCTCGTAGTAGTCTTTCATGATAATTGGCTTGTTGCTATAAGATTTGAAAGTTGGAGTTAAAGCTGTTCTTTTAGTAGCTTCAGCAGCACCAGTAATAGAAGCATAAGCTGCTCCTTTACCATATTCAGAACCTACAACTAATAATACAGATCCACTACCAGTTGTAGCGTGACCAGTTAAATCAGCTTTGTCATAAGGCTCAACTGTAATAACAGCTGTAGCTGGAGTTTCTACTACTAAAGCTTTAGTAACGATACCAGCAGTAGCAATAAGTACAACGTCGTTTACTCTAACACCGTGAGATGCTACAGCAAATCCGTTTTCACCGTCAGCAGAACCGTCGATGTCAGTTACAACTGTAAACGTTCCGTTAGTATCACCAGCAGTAGCTACTGTACCTATGTAAGATAAGTGTAATCTTGATTGTTCAGACCATACAACTTGATCAGCCGTCATAGCCTCTTCAGCTCCTACTTGAGAAAGAAATCCTGAGATAGTTCTGTTTCCAAAAACCTCAGCTTCTTTTTCCATAAGATCTGGTAAATATTGTTGTTCCCAACCAGTTGAACCTCCTGCGAAGTCAATGTAGTTAGAAGATAGCGTTTGCTGTTGTGCCGAAGGCACTTTGTTCAACAAACTCCCTGCAGTAATTGCCATAATAAATTGTTTTTAAATTATTAATTATTTTTTGTTTTTAATTTTAAACTTAAAATCAGAAGAATCATCACCTAAAACTTTAAACTTCACTCCACCTGCCTCAATTGTTTTGTGAGATTGACGAGGATCCATTTTAATATTTTTAGATTTAGCAACGCTTTGTTTTAAAGCGTCCGCTTTACCTTGCTCATAAAAATGATTAGCTACAGCATCAGCATTCATTGCCGTGTATAATGCTTTGTGGTATCCAGCAGCATCAGATAGTGATCTGTTTTCATCTACAAACTTTGACATGAAATTGTTTATATCACTTTGATTAGCTTTCACTCCATCTACATCTTTAACGTTGAATCGATATTTTTTGTCTCCGACACTATATTCAAAACCTTTGAACTTATCGTTAAAAAGATTATTAGTCTTTTTTTCAAAAACATCACTACTACGTTTAACAGCTTTATTAGTCTCTTCTGACTCCTTGTTGTAACGATTGAAAAAATCTACGGCTTTCTGTTGCTCACCTGTGAGTTTCGAACCAGCTTTGATTTCTTCGTAATATTTAGACTTTTGCCCGTCTAAGTAGGCTTTAGCCTCGGCAACTTGCTCTTTTAAGGCTATTTTCTTTTTTCTAATATCTCTTTCCTCATCTTCTGTCTCATCGTAAGAAAAACTTTCTTCCATAAGAAAATTAATTTCTTCATTATCTAAGTGAGGTTTAGTTTGTTTATAATATTCTCTTAATAGATTTGTACTATCTAACTTGTCATAATCTTGATTCAGTCTAACATAGTCTTCTAAATCTCCACCAGTTTCATCCATGAACTGCATTAGCTTTTCAATACTTTCTGGTAGTGGTTTTCCACTAGCCTCTGCTTCAGCAAGAGCTTCTTCAATCTCTTCTTTAACTTCTTCTACTTTCTCTTCTACCTCTTCGTCAGTTATCTCTTCTAGTACTGGTAGCTCTTCTTGTACTTCTCCTTCCGGCTGTACTTCTTCTTGTTCTTCTGTGGTTGAGGCACTTTCATCGACTCCAACCACTCCTGCGTCGTCAGTTGTACTTTCTGTAGTTTCTTTTGGTTCTTCATCTGGTTTTTCATTTTCTTCCGTTACCGGTGGTTTGCTTAAATCTATCTTCAAGACACTATCGTCTCCAGCAGATTCAAATTTACTTTCATCAACTTCTTGAGTTGGCGTTTCTTGTTGAACTTCTTCAACGTTTTCTAATTCTTGTTCCATAATATAAAATATAAAAAATTAATGTTTGATTTATCTAGGCTCAAACGCCTCTAAATTAAATCCTCCACCTATACTATCATTACCTGAAGATTCAAAGTTTTTAGGTGCTTTCCCACTCTTTCTTTGATCTATCATTTCTGATTGCTGAGATGCTTGAATTTTTGTTCTTTCGTCTTTACGATCTTCTTTTTCTTTTTCTCTTCCCTTTAATCCTTCGGTCTCAATTCCTTTTAACTGCATGTTGTATTGGAATTCTAGAGCCATTAACTCTTTTTTAGCCTCCATTTCCATCACCATCTTTCTTGAGTCAAGTTCAGCTTGAGCTTGTGCTAGTTGTATTTTACTTTGAGTTAAAGCATTTTGTTTTTGTACTTCAGCTTGTGAAGCTACTTGTGCGGCCTGAGCGTTTGATTGACTTTGCGCTTGGATATTTTCCATTTGCATTTGTCGATCTTTTTCTTGTTTTTTGTTTCTTCTAACTTTTAATAATTGGTTAGCTAGTTTTAAATTTCTAACTTCTCTAATATCTATAGCATCCTCTAGTTCTATGCCACCTTGTTGAAGTGCTATTTGAATATTGTTTTCTAGTAGTTGTTTCTGCTCTTCATCTGGTGATAACTCAATAAATATTCCAAAATCGTGCAAGTGTAGATCTTTAATCTCTTCTAGTTTTGCTACATTTCTATGTCCTATAGCCTCTATAAAAGCTTGTTTGGTTGGAGAGTATTCTATTACATCAGATATTCTAAGCGATAAACACTCAGCTAACTCCGCTGTTAAATATAATCCAGACTGTAAGATGTGTCTTGTAGCAGTGTTAGAATTAGCTGCAGCTAGCTTTTGAATACCAACTAAAGCGTTTTTGTCTGGCATACTACCATCTCTCGCTTCGTTTAACCCGGTGACGTCACGGATCATTTGTAAGTAGTAATTGTAATTACCAATAAGTGCGTTTATCTTGTTCCCGCCAGAACCACTAGTTATTTCTTGGATAGGTACTTTACCTGGGTTCATATCACCTTCTGAAGTAAAACTTCGCCCAATAACAGAACCTGTTTGGAAGAACATGTTTAAAGCTTCTTGTGGATTATAATTTGTTCCATTACCAAGATCAACCTCTGCTAAACCGTCAGCGTCTAAATAAACTCCGTCTGGAACCATACGTGACATTACTTGCTGAAGCTTAAGGTGCGTAAGTTGAATCATATCAGCAAAACCGGTTATTCGTTTTACTAGCGATTCAATTTTACCATTGTACATTCTTGGCGCAACAATAGCATAATTCATTTTAACTTTTGTAAAGTCGCTTTTAGGACGCATCATATTAGCCGCCATTTCCCACTTTATAAGCTTGTTAGTACCTAGAATTAAAGCACCTTCATATAAAGTTTCTACAACACGCTGAAGCTTAGTGTAGTTTCCCTCTGCTTCTTGCGGAGGATTAAAAGTGTCATCTTTTTCTATAGTTTTATCAGCGCCTGTACCAGTTTCTTTTACTTTATAAACCTCGTTCATATGAGTTTTATAATTAAAATATAATACTTGCACCTTATTGTTATCTTCTTTATCAGTAGAGTAAGCG